TCCGTCCTCCTCGTAGGCGTCGGTGGCGTTGACGTAGACACGTCCGTGTTCGCGGTCGACCTCGATCCGACCCACCGAGGCTCGGGCTCCTCCTCGATGCGGCACTTGATCGTCGTGATCTTCCGGCGGCGCCGACCCTCGGGATCCCCGCTGACACGGCCCAGCGTGAACAGCAGGTCGGTCTGGTCGAGGATGACGCTGGAGCCGCGGTAGTCGCTGGCCTCGTTCTTGCCGCGATGGTGAACAAGGATTACCGCGGCGCCCGTCTCGCGCGCGAACAGCTTTAGCGCGGTGACGATCGGCTCCATCTCGTCGCCGTCGGACTCCTTGGAGCCAGACGAGAGCACCCGCAAGCTGTCGAACACGACGAGGTTTGCGCCCTGGTCCTCGACTACCTTCCGGAACCACGGGAGGTCGGTGGTGACCCGCAACCCGCCCGCATCGACGGGCTGCACGGCGAGGCTGGGCGTGACCGCGGCGGCGCGGAACCGGCGGATCGTGAGCTTCGGGCCATTCTCGGCGTCGAAGATGACCGCCCGCCCGCGAGCGCACGGGATGCCTGCCGCTGCCTCCCCGCGTGCCACGCCGCACGCGAGCGCGAGTGCCAGCCAGCTCTTGCCCTCGCCCCCTCGGCCTGCGAGCACGGTGAGGTACCCATCGGCGGCGAGGTCCCTGCACCGCCATGGGATGGGCTCGTCGGGTTGGGCAAGCATCTCTCCTATGTCGAGGATGCGTCCGGCGTAGCGGTCGCTCTCGCGTCCGGCGCCGTTGCTCTGGGCCTGGCGTCGCAGGTCGGCCTCGGTGCGCGCGATCGCGGCCTCGGCCTCTGCGGCCAAGCGGTCGAGGTCAGCCACGATGGACCTCCTCGAGCACCCGCCGCAGCTGGCCGATCAGCTCCACGCACTGCTCGCACGGGCCCGGGGCGGGGAAGTACTTGTGCAGCGCCGCCTCGAACCGGATCCCGGCCTCGATCAGCCGCGCGCAATCAGGACAGGCGAGCCCGCCAGCGAGCGCTCTCAGCTCCTCGGCGTCGGCGCCGCACCAGGAGCAGGTGATGATCATCGCCGCACCCCCTCGAGGAGGGCGGCGGGTCTAGGTCCGGGCTCAGAACCTCCGTCGTCGCCCGGATCGGCCGACGCCGTCGAGCTGCTCGCTCCCGTCCGGGCTGCGGGCCTACCCGACGACTCGGCCCGGCGGACGGTCAGCGGGCCGCGAACGGCGAGCTGCCTCGCCCTCGCACGGGCCAGCTCTGCCTCGCGCATGTAGTCCCACAGCTCGGGCGAGCGCGGCGGCGGCTTGGTCTCCTCGCGCTTCACGGGGATGTACTGCGCGAGCGTTGCGCGGAGTTCCTCGGGCGTAAGGTCGTTCATCCAGGCCCACCGGCCGCCCCATTCGATCCGCTCGCCCGCCTCGACGCGCCGCAAGAGCTCTTCGAGCGCATTCACCTCCCGCTGCCGCTGCGGCCGGAGGGCCTTCGCGCACATCTCCTTCGAGCGCTGGAACATGACGGACCCGCGCCCCTCGTTGTCGGGCTGCAGGTGAGCGTCGCCGTCGTCCTGCTCGTCGGGGCGGGGCGTATACTCCTCAGTGGATTGCATTGGGGCATGTACTCCTTGCTCGAGCGCCGGGTCTTGGCCCGGCGTTCGACGTAGTTGGGTTAGTTCATCGAGGGGTCGAGGAACGGCACCGGCCCGACCTTCACGAGCCCGCCATCCCTCACCCTGTACTGCTCGAGCGTGTCGCCCTCGCCGATCTGACAACAGAGAACGCCGTCCTCGTCGGGGTGCATGAAGAACACGTACCGCCCACCGACCCTCAAACCGCGGCCGAGGTCATCCCCGAACGTGCACACCTCGACGGTCTTGTTCAGCATCCCGACCTCGCCGAACTCGGCCACGAGGCGAGCGTGGATCTCGGCGAGCTCCTCGTCCTCCTCGGCCAGCATCGCCTGCATGCCTGCGTGCAACGTCCGGACTCCGGCGAGTACGGTGATCCCCTTCCGGACCTGCTCGGACCGCGTCGTCTCGGCATCTTCGGCGAGGCGATCGGCGAGCTTGACCAGCGAATCCGGCATCTGCACGTTCACGTAGTGGTAGGACACGGCGCCCTCCTTGTCGTTGACGCTTGTCGTTGACGCCGCCAGCGTAGATGTCGACACGGGCAAAACGCAGGGCTCATGTCGCAAAACGCAGGGATCATGTCGGTCGTTGCGGTGGTTGCGTCACGGCCCGGTGCCGAGAACCGTCCCGAAAGCAGCGCCAAATTCCCCATCGGTGTGGAATTTGGACGGCCTACCGCCCGAGGAGAAGTTGAGGGTGAACAGACACCGGCAGCGCGAGGGCGCCCATGTCGAAGGCGCGGATTCTTAGAGAGCGGTCGCGGACGCCGCTCCCTAGCGCGTTCCGGAAGAACTTCGGGGGAATCGGCGGCTAATCGCGGCGAATGCCGTTAGACGGCGGGAGGACGCGCCTTAGCGTGGCAACTGCGGCATAGCGGGATCCTGTTCCCGAGGGAATTGTCGGTGAAGGCGTGGTTGACGTGGTGAACCTCGAGCGGGACCCCGGCGGCGCCGCAGTGGGCGCACTTGTATCCCCAGGTGGCGAGCGCCTGCAGGCGCAGAGCTTGGCCACGCCTTCCGGTGACACGTCCGGGTGACGCGGGCCGTGGCTTGTGCTGGGCGCAGTAGGAGCCCGAGGCGAGCAACGCCCTGCAGCGCAGACACCGTCGCTTCACACCCACCCCAACAACTTGACCTCGGTGGGCCTGTTTTCGGCTGCGTCGACGGCCATGCACAACGCGATGATGGCGTCGTTGGGGGTGCGGTCGTCGGGCTTGTCCAGCCGCCCTGCGGCTCGACTTCGCGATCGTGTTGGCTGCGTGCTGGGCGAGTTCGGGGTCGGTGGGGACGGTGATCCGCTTCTCTACGACGGCGGCGTGCAACCTCGCGCTGGCCGGGATCATCCTCGAATCGGATTGCGGAAATGCGATGCACGGGATGCCCTCGCGTTCGAGCTCGGCAGCAAGCTGACCGGCCCTCCACGGGTCGAACACGCACTCGATGATCGTGTACTTGGCCGCGAGATCGCGGATCTCGTCGCGGGCCTCGAGCACGGCGTCGTCGCCGTGGCCGACCCAGATCCCGGCGCGCAGGTCCTGCGTGACCCATGCGACCGCGGTTGCGCTCCGCGTGCCTCCGACATCGCAGCCGACGAAGATGGGCTCGCCGTCGCCGACGGCGACCTCACCGACCACGGCCTGCCATGCGCCCGGCGGCAACCAGTGCCCCGCGCGCTCGGTCCACTGGTTGCAGACGAACCGCCGATAGGCCAGATCGGGGAGGCGCTCGCGCTGCTCGGCGAGCTGCTCCTCGGTGATCCAGCTCGCGGGGTTCACTTTCTTGACGACACGCGGGTCCTCGACGTCGGCGTCCTCGTCGAGTGCCCATTCGAGCATGCGCAGGCCGGGCCCGCGCGCATCGGTGACCACGCCACGGCGCACGACATGGGGCTGGCCGAGCGCCCTCGCACGGAGCCGCCCCAACGGTGAGTCGGCGCCCTGCCCGGCGGTGCTGATGATGATCAGCGTGGCGTCGGGACGCTTGTGCAACCCCGAAGCCATGGCGTCGTACACGCGCTCGTCCACGACTTGCATCTCGTCGATGTAGGCCCTGGTGAAGGTGAGTCCGTGCAGCTTGCGCCAGTCGGCGGCGCGGACCTCGAGCGATCTTGTCCAGTGCTTCGAGTTGTCGGGGTCCGGGCACCAGCGGAGATGGTTGTAACGCGGGACGACGTGCTCGTCGCCGATCTCGCGGGCGAACGTGTCGGCGGCGGCGTAGAGCAAAGCGGCCTGCTGCTCGGATGACGCGGCGACGTAGACGCGGGCACCCTCGGTTGACAGGAAGTGGTGGACGGCGTCCAGGGCGGCGATGGTGGTCTTGCCGCTACCGCGGGGGAGCAGGAACAGCTTCTCGCGCTCGGGTCCGGCGGCGGCTTTGAGGATGCGCCGCTGAAAGGGCTCGAGGTGCAGTCCTACCTGCTCGGCGAGCGCTCCGATCCCGGTTGGCGGCGCGAGCGTCGTCATGGACCAAGGGTACGTCTAGAATTCGGGAGGTCCCGGTTGCGGGACGGAAGCAGGATCGCCCACGGGGGCGCGGCAGGAACCGGCAGAGGTCGGACACGTCATCTGACGGGAGTTACCCGTGGGCAGGATCAAGGATTACCTAACAGGCAAGGATCTCGTGAGCCAGGACGGCTCCGAGTCCCGAACCCTTGCCCCGCCGGACACACGACCGGGCCTGCTGCCGTGGTCGACGTCGGCGCCGTTGGACGTCACCGAGTCCAACTGGTCGCGCGTAAGCGACGCCTGGGCCTGTGTGCGGCTGCTCGCCGATTCGGTCGCGAGCCTGCCGCCGAAGGTGTACAGGAAGACCGACGCGGGACGCGTTGAGGCTGGGCCCGACAGTCGCCTCCGGGCGCTGCTCCAGACCCCGAGCCCAGGGAGCACGTCGGCGGACCTGTTCTCCCAACTGATGGCGCATCTCTGTACGAACGGGAATGCGTTTCTCGGAAAATTCAGAGGCGCCGACGGCGCGATCGTGCAGCTTGGACTGCTGGATCCGCAGTGCGTCGAGGTCGAGCTGCGCGGCCAGACCGTTGTGTACACGATCACCCTCAACGGCCGCCGCAGCGAGCACGGGCCTGCGGATGTATTGCACGTCAAGGGCATGAGCGCGGACGGGCTGCGCGGCCTTTCACCGATCGGTCAGTGCGCGACTGCCTTGGGCTTGAGCTCGTCGCTCCAGCAGTCCGCCAAGGTCTACACCGAGCAGGGCAGCAGACCGTCGGGGATCCTCTCGGCGTCGTCCTTGTCGGGCAGCGAGGCGCTCGAGACCCTCTCCGCCAGGTGGTCGACCAAGCACGGCGGCGTCGCGAACATGCACCGGGTCGCTGTCCTGACCGGCGACGTGAAATTCACGCCGGTGGCGTTCAGTGCCGACGACAGCCAATTCCTCCAGCAGCGCGAGTTGAGCGCCCGCGAGGTCGCGAGGATCTTCCGGGTTCCGGCGCACTTCATCGACGCGGCCAGCGGCGACAGCTTGACCTACAGCAACGCGCTGGACCGCAACCGCCACTTCCTCGACTACTCCCTGACGCCGTGGCTGGTCAGGATCGAGCGTGCGTTCTCCAACGACTCAGACCTTTGCCCGGGCGGCACCTACCTGCAGTTCTCAGTTGATGGGTTCTTGCGCGCCGACGCCGCCACCCGGTCGGACATCTACACCAAGGCGCTCAACGCCGACACCGGGTGGATGACACGCGCGGAAGTGAGAGAGCTCGAGGACTTGCCCAACGAATTACCCACCGCGGGTAATTCCCCGCCCGAGAACGGAGCACCGAATGTCGCCTAACCGCCCCCGTGCGGGGCAGCTCGAAACCCGATCCGAACCGATCGCCGTCGACGGCCAGAAGATCCGCGGCCGCATCCCCTACGGCACCGAGAGCAGGGACATGGGCGGCTGGACCGAGGTGATCGAGCCCACCGCGTTGCAGGCCGCCAACCTCGACGATCTCGTCGCCACCGTCGATCACGTCGGCGTCCCCATTGGCCGCTATCCGACCACCCTCAGCCTCGAGGACCGCAGCGACGGCCTGCACTGGGCCGTCGACCCGCCCCAGAGCCGCCAGGACGTGCGTGAGGCCGTGCAGCGCAGAGACCTCCGCGCCGGGTCCTGGCGGATGCGCGTCGGACGCGACGAGTGGCGAGGAGACGTTCGCCACATCCACGAGATCAGCGAGCTTCGAGACGTTGCGGTGGTCGTCGACGCCGCCTATCCAGACGCAGCCGTCGAGCTGCGCAACCACGAACCGGCCAAGCCGGAGGAGGGCATCATGCCCGAGGACAACACCCCGGCCGTCGAGCCGGACAACACCACGACCGAGACCACCGAGGACCGCTCGGCGGCGTCGACGCCGCCCGCAGGCAGCCTGCACGTCGAGGATCGCGCCGCCAGCACCGAGAAGCCCAGGCTCGGGCTCGCGGACGAGTTCCGCGCCGCCGGATTCCCCGGTGAGGCCGCGACGATCCCGTGGGAGACATACGAGAGCAGAGCGGTGACGTGGACACCGACCATGGATCTGCTCAACCAGCCGGAGAGGACGGCAGGCCCGTTCCCGTTCGATCAAAGGTATGCCTGGCCCGCCCTCGCCAGGGTCGCGGTCGACTCGGCCGCCACCAGCGTGCTCGTGCTGGCCCAGACCGCCCGGAGCCTGGCGACCGCCGCCAACGTCGTCCGTGCCGTCGACGCGGTTACCGCGAAGCCGGAGACCGGCAGCACGATCAACCTCATCACCGTCCCCCTGAAGCAGGTCGCGACGATCCAGTCCGCCATCCCTAACGTGGTGCTCGCGCAGCCCGCGATCAACACCGTGATCGAGAACGACCTCACGCTCGCGGTCAACGAAGGTCTCGACAAGGTGTTCCTGGACACGGTCACCGCGTCCGGATTCCAGACGCCGGGCGCCAACCTGATCCTCAGCGTCCGATCGGCGATGACGACCCTGTTCGCCGCCGGCTACAACCCCGACACGCTGGTCTTGACGCCGGCGGACGCCGCGGCCCTCGACGTGCTGGTGTCAGGCATCGCGAGCGGCACCGCGGACTTCGTGTTCAGCCCCGGCCAGTTCTCGCCGCAAATCTGGAACCTCAACAAGCGCGTGTCCAAGACGGTCCCGGCGAGCGTCGTCCTGGACGCCACCGCGTACGGGAAGATGTACATGTCGCCGGTGAGCTTGGCTCGGTTCGAGAACGCGAGCGGGACGACGAATACCGGCAACGTGCGGCTCGAGCTCAACGCCTGCTGCGGCGTCGAGCGGCAGGCCGCGGCGATCCGCATTGCAGCCTCATGAGCCCGGCGAAGAAGAAGTCCGCCAAGGCGCCGAAGTCTGAGACGGCTTCGGCGCCGACGCGCAAGCCCAAGCCGCCGCCAGTGTCGCTCAAGCAGCGCCGCCGAGCGAGCGGCCGTGGCGGACGCGGGCGGTGAGCTTGCTTCCCCGGTAGCCGCCAGCCGGGGCGAGCACGGGGTGGGCGGCGGTTCGATCCTCGGAGGGGCGCCGCCGCTCCACCCGCGTTGTGCAGTGAGAACGCACTCAGCCTTCCCCTTTAGCGACCGTGCCCATGTCCTCGAATCGGCCTGGTAGGGTCGCGCGCGTCCAGTCAACTAGCCGGGAAAGGAAGACAAGCATGCCAATCGTTTACACGACGTACAAGCTAAGGCCGGACGTGACCAAGCGTGGTCAGACGGAAGAACTGGTAAAGGCGATCACCGCCGATTGGGCCCCAGAGAAGAACCCACCAGGCTCCCACTACGTCGAACCGACTTTGCTCCATGGCGTGATCATCCTCGACAAGGATGCGGGCGACCGTGGGCTAAAGTGGCTGTCGGAGATTAGGCTGGCGTACAGAGAATTTCTCGACTTCACCCCGACGGAGTTTATGGCGCTGCCCAAAGAGTTGGCTCCGTTCCATGAGTCACTGAATGTCCGGCAGTGGGGTCCGAGTGTGCGCAGCGTTAGGCGCAGGGAAGACAAGTAGGGGGCTGGTCAGGTTGTCGCCTGGTTTCCGTGGGGTAAACCCAGTCTGCGCGGACTGCGTTTCGGACGACGATCGGGCCGGTCTTCTCGCCGCGTACCGGTCGGGCTGCAGGATCGTCGGGCGCCGGCCTATGCGGCTCGCCTGATGGCCGGCCACGAGGCAAAGTTCGTAGGCGAGGATCAGCCGAGCGACATCAAGATGGTCATCGCCGAGTTCGCGACCGCGAAGCTGGCTAAGGACGCCTTAGAGGACCTCGCCCGGTGGTCGCAGAAGCCCGGGAAAGACAGATCTGGATTCAGCGCTTGGCGACTCGCCGCGGAGGATGGGCAGGCACGGATCGTCGCTGCCGCGGTCATTGTCATGAGCGGTCTAAGCGACCCGATCATCGGCCGTTTGAAGCGGCACGGCGGCAAGCTAAGGGATCTCCCCGAGGCGCTGAAGGCCGAGCTGGCGGGCAGAATGCTCAAGAACGCGAAGGAGGGCTCCTCGGGGGTGAGGCGCGGCGTCGACGAGCAGCCGTGACCGCCCTGGTCGACGACGTCGTCGTCGCGGCCGCAACTAATCCCGCGCGGGTCGCTTCGGGCACGCGGCCGCAGGATGCGCGCCCCCGCACTTCGGACAGCGCCACTTGACCACCACGGGCGCGGGCTCCCGCCAGGCGCGTGGCCGTCGCTTGCGCCCGCCGTCGTGGATCCGCTGGACGGCCATCGGCGGGGGATCCTAACCCGCCGTGCGCTTCCATAGCGCTTCCATAGCGCCCCGCCAGTAGCACGAAACCCCCGTGGTTACGGGGGTTTCGCGTGCAGCCGGGCCTACCTACACCGTATGCTCGGTCCTCATGGCCCAGTCCACGACCGTGCGCGTCGCCGCGATCCAGGCGACGCCGGCGATTCTCGACGCGCAGGCGTCGGTCGACAAGGCGGTGGCGCTGCTCGACGAGGCGGCCTCGGGCGGCGTGCAACTCGCCGTGCTGCCGGAGACCTTCGTTCCCCTGTACCCGTCCAACGCGTGGGCCAAGGGGGCCGGCGCGTTCGGCGGCTGGGACGAGCTGTGGGAGCGGTTGCACGCCAACGCCGTCGACGTGCCCGGGCCGCTCGTCGACCAGCTCGCGGCCGCCTGCCGCCGCAACCGGATCTACCTGGCCATCGGCGTCAACGAGCGC